GCCGCAAGCGCGACCCCGGCTACTGCTACCGCTGCGCCGGCTGGCGTCACGTCGGCTTCACCAAGAGCGACGGGCTGCTGGCCTTCCAGCAGTTGCCTGGCGAGATGCCGGAAGCGGCTCCCGTCCCCGGCGCGCAGATGTCCCTGTTCGGCGACTCGGAGGCGTCGTGAGGCCGGCGTCATGGCAGCCACCTAGTACGCCGTCGCGGGGACACCCTCGACGCCGAGCGCCGGGGCGAGACTGGCGACGGTCACGAGCACCCCGGTCAGGTGAGCCAGGTCCATCCCGCCGACCGGGACACTCGTCGCCGACGGCGTGCCGGTGACGACCACCACGTCAGACGCCCCGGCCGGGTCGATGATCAGCACCTGGCCCGCCGTGAACGCGGTCCCCCCGGCGGTGAACGGCAGCGCCGGGCCCCCTGCGGACACCCCTGCGGAGATCGCGGGCAGCGCCCACGCCCACGTCGGCGCCGCCGAGAACGTGATGGAGACCGTCCCGGCGACCGGGACCAGGTACGTCCCTGCCGAGGTGCCTGCCTGGGTGCCGTTGACGACGACGGAGGTCAGGGTGCCGCCGGTGATCGTGACCGCCACGACAGTCCCGGTGCTGTTCGTCACGGGGACGGTCGTGGCGGGGACAGCGGGGCTGGTGATCGTCGGGGCGCCGAGGGTGAACGGCCACTCGCAGCGCAGGCACCGGTACGTCAGCACCCCGTACGGCACCATGGGCGCGGGAAACCAGCACCGCGGGCAGCGCAGCGACGCTACATCCAGCGGCTCGAGAGTCCCCCCGATCCACGGCATGAGCTACCTGCTCCCCTGCGGGCGGGTGCGGCTGCGGGACGGCGGCAGGTCCACGGCATCTACCACGGACTCCGTGAGGTGGTCGGCCATCTCCGACGGGTCCGGGCGCATCGGCTCGACACCTTCGGGGGCCTTGCCGCCCTCAAGGAACTGCACCGCGCTGGAGCCGACCGGATCGGGGCGAGGGCCATCGGAACCGGGGGGCGGTGTGGTGGGCCGGAACAGGCGGCCGGACACCGCACGCGGGAGCACGAGTTGCCGTGGCTCATGCGTGCCACCGGGTCCGCTGATCTTCCGCACCACGTCGACCTGCCGGCCGTCGCGGGCACCCTTGCGGTTGAACTGCCGGGCTTCCTCGTCGGTGAGGTGAACGATCTCGCCGGGCATCACCAGGTCAGTGGCGCGGTCCTTGTCACCCCGGCGGGGAACGGACAGGCAGATGAGCGCCTCATACTCGTCGCCGATGCGGGTTGCCGGAGGGCCTGACGCGCGAGCCAGGAGCTTATCGAGAGTGGCCATCTCGTCGGCGGTAAGCGGGGTGAGTTCAGTAGCAGTTGCGGTAGGAGGCATAAACGGGCACCTCCTACGGCAAGATCAGCCTCCGCTGAGAAGTAGGAACGCTGTGCCACACATTGTGTACTTAGCGTTATTACATGGCTGGCAGGTACGACAAAGGTTGAACCATTTCCCCGACCCGCCCTTGGCGAGCGGGAAGAAATGGTCGACGTGGTGCGTGACGGCTGTGCCGCAGTACGCACATGGATCGTGCAAAATTGCGAGGCGGTAGCAAACCGCGAGCAGCCGGTCGATGTCGTCCATGCCCACGTCGGCCGCGGACTTCCTGCGGCCCTCGGCCGCGTACCGGGCCTCACGGTTGGCCGCGTTCCACGCACTGGCGGCGGCGCGGTGCTCGTCCGCGTAGACCTCGCGGTACTGCCGGGCGTACTCCCGAAGCTCAACCTGATTGAGGTCGTAGTACGCGCGGTTGTTGCGCTTACTCCACGTCGCATCGTAATGCTGCTTGCAGAGACCCGACTGGTTGTCGCGGTGAAGAGTCTTCCCGCACCCCGCCACCGCGCACTTCGGGGCGTCGTCGGCCCAGTAGAGACCGCGGTGCTCCATGCACCGGCCCAGGGGGTTTCCCGAGTTGAGGCGCTTCCTGCATCCGTCAACGGAGCACACTGCCAGGTCGAGCGGGACGTAGGTGTGGTCGCTGCACCGGCCGCTGGTGTTATCCGAGCGGATCTTACGGTCGCATCCGTCGATGTAGCAGGTGCGGCGGGTGTCGGGAGGCTTAGGCTCCGCGTGATAGGTAGCTCGCTTATTGGCGAGGTACTCCGGTGTTCTCCATGCGTGCTCAGCATGGTCGGGGCAGTACCCGGTGGTGTTATCGGTGCGGAGGACGCGATCGCAGCCGGGAGCGCCGCAGGGCCGGACGGGCTCGCGGGCCTTGGCGTACTTGTGCGCCTTGCAGTAGCCGGTGTCGTTGTCCTCGCGGAGCTGCCGGTCGCAGCCGTCCGCGGCGCATACGTCACGGACGATGAAGTTGCGGTGAGAGGAGCAGCGGCCGGTGGTGTTGGTCGTGCGGAGATGTGCGGCGCAGCCGGGGACAGAGCAGATGTCCCACTCCTGCTTGCGGCGGAGGTCGCGCTTGCGCTCACCCCGGCAGTCTCCGCATCGCTGCTGAGTGGCGCTGCCCGGGGTGAAAACATCTCCGCAGTCCGGGCACGCGCGGTCACTGTAGACGCGGGCGGTGAACTTGCGCTTCGGGACAGGACCCGGGCGGTTCTTGGCCCGCTTGTGCGGGGTGCAGAAGCCCGTGGTGTTGTCCTTGCGGAGAACCGTCTCGCAGCCGTCAGCACCGCAGACATCGCCAGCAGCAGGAACGTAGGAGTGCGGCCGGCACCGGCCGATGGTGTTGCTGGCCCGAAGCGGAGCCCCGCAGCCGTCGACTGAGCAGATCCTCGGAGCAGGCGTAGGCTCCATGTGTTGCACCTCTTATCCAGGTGTGGCCACGCCCCCGGACGGCTCGAACCGTCGCGGGGGTCTGTTATGTCAAGTATATGCGACAGAAACCGAACAAGAGACGGTGTGAACGTGTCACGCCGCCCGTCCCGTTCGTATTCCCGTGCCATTTACTACTCTCCGTGTCTGGTATATTACGTGTTGTGTTCGATGGTGTTTTCGTTTATACGCCGCTGAGCAGGGCAATACTCAACGGCTGGTCCAGAAAAATGGCAGAACTGCGCTGGCAATCAGCGCGAGCTGTCTTGCGCTCTTCCTGGCGATAAAGCGGGGAGCACTGGAACGGCAACTCATCGGCGTAGCCGCCGCATCGGTTGCGCTGCAGAATCAGGGCGTTCCCGGCCGGTACCTGCCTGCTCACGAGCACGTCGAGGTTGAAAATCTTCTGCGGCAAAGTCCCCGTGTACATAAGGGATTCGCTGGCGATGTCGCCGATATACGGAGCGGCGAACGTCGAGCTTTGCAGCAGCGTGTTTTTCGTCCCGTGGTTGATGATCAAGGTGTCGGCCTCGAAGCCAAGCCACTGGGTAACGCCAGAAGGCGAAACTATGTTCGCATTCTCGACGAGGTACACGGCCTGCGCGATATCGGACCGGATGGTGGCCGAAGCGGACGCCCACGGGTTAGCGACCGCCAGCGTCTGAATGGACGCGTTGGCCACGACGGCGCTGTAAAACGCCGTGTTCCACGAGTAGACCATCGTGTTCTTGACCTGCAAGAGCTGCCGGGTCACAGGGTCGATGGCCTGACGGCGGCGCATTTCATCCGACACCATGATGGCCATTGCGCGCTCGTGGGTGAATACCACTCGCGGCACGCCGATGGACGTCGGGACGACCGGCACCTCACCGAATTCCGGCCGGATTTCAGGGAAGTCGTCCGCGTAAAGCGGCGTGCTTTCCGAGTAGCGCACCGCGCCGGAGGGGGCCGCGCCGCCCATGCGCAGCACCGAGTCCATGATGAACTCGTTGGCGGTGATATCCAGAATCAAGGCTGGAATGACCAAGGGGTCTTTCAGCAGCTCGTTGACTGTGATTCTCGGGCCGTCGCTATAGCCCCTGGCGCCGGATGGCATATGTGTAGTCCCTTTTCTTTCTAAGAAACCCGGACTCGGCCCAGGAAGTACGCTGCGGACCCGGTGCCGCCGATCTGCTGGGTGAGCATCGCGCTGGACACGCCTCCCGGGTGGGTGCACACGCCCACCACCTGGTCGGCGGCCGGGCCGGCACCCGCGCCGGTGACCGCGCCGCCGGTCGCGCCGATGATCAGCTTCTGGCCGGTGTACGCCTGGCCGACGTACCAGCACCAGATGTCCCAGCCGCCCGCGTAGACGGGGGCGTAGTCCGTCAGCACGCTGATGTCGATGAGCGGTTCGCCGTAGGTGTTCGCGGCGCCGGTCTGGGTGGAGATGACGTTCGCGTCAGCGCCGGCGACACCCACGGAGTAGATCGTCGCGGACGTGGCCACCTTGACGGTCAGGTCCGTGGTCCCGTAGCTCTGCGTGGTGGGCATGACGAACTGGCCGCCGAAAACCAAAGTTGAAACTTGGAGGTTCGCTGGCCCTCTGGTGTAATGCGGGAGCACCGCAGTCATGAGCGGCCACGCCCCTCTCTATTGCTAGTCACCGTTACTGCACCCGGCGCTTTCACCGAGCTGGTCGTGAGCGGTCGTGGCCCGCAGGTTGCCGGCGCCGATCGTGCTGACCTCCGCTGCGGACAGCACCACCACCTGGCCCTTGCGCAACCTCCGGTCCGGCTGGCCGTAGCCAGTCCCCGGAACCGTGGTCGTCGTCACCACCACGTAGCTGGCCACCGATCACTTGAGCCCGGTCGCCTGCTTGAAGCGGGACACCACGTCATCGCGGGACGTCGCCACCTGCTCGCGCACGGCGTCCTCCGGCTCGTCCATCGGCGAGCCGAGTTCCACGTCGAGGTCGAGGAGGCGGGCCTGCTGGGCGTACTCGGTGAGCACCTTCCGCATGATCTGGCCGGCGTCGGCGGTCTTGCCGTTGGCGAGCTCCACCGCCCGCCCGGCGCCCTCGAGAAGCGGCCTGGCCAGCTCCGTGATGAAGGGGGGGACGCCGAGGTCGGCGAGCTTGCGCTTCTCGGCCTGGTAGTCCGCTTCCCGCATCCGGGCGGTGATGACGGACAGTTCCCGGGCTGTCTCGTCGGCGCGGGCGGTGGCCAGGTCGATCGCGAACTGGGCCTCCGCGGTCAGTCCTGCGGCCACTGGCTCCTCCTGGTGCTCTTGCGAGGCTTGGAACTCCGCCTGCATGGCGGTGAACTCGTCATCGGTCATGGCGGCGATCTGCATCGCCAGGTCATCCTCGGTCTCGGCTTCGGCGGCCGGCTCGTCCGTGTTCCCGACGGACTCGCCTTCGCCCTCGTCGGTGCTGCCGGTCAGGGCCAGCAGCTCATCGGGGGTCAGGACCAGGCCACCCGCGGCGAGGGCGTCCAACTGCTCATCGGGGAGCTCGAGCAGGGACTTGAGGCGGGCCTTCTGCTCGTCGGTGAGGCCGTCAAGGTCTGCGGGCATGTCGGTCCCTTCAGGTGGCTGCTCTGGCGCGGCCGGGTCAGGTGAGGAAAGGAGAGGGGCGGGCGGGGGGGTGAGGCCGCCCTCGCCCGCGAATGTGGAGGCGGACAGGTCGATCACCTCGTCCGGTACCGGGGTGGCGGCCTCGATGGCCTCCCACGCGCCCAGACCGGGAATCCTGGGGTCGAGGGTGCCGAGGACGTGCTGGATCGCGGCGGGGTAACGCTGCCCGTCGGACCGCGCGTAGTCCTCCACGATCCTTGCGGAGACACCGAGGCGGGGATTGGCCGTCAGAACCCGCTCCCCGTCCTCGGTGAGCTCGGCGGTGACGTACAGGCCGTCGTCTTCGAGGTTCATCGACTTGATCTCGCCGCGGAACCGCTCCGGGTCATTGGAATGCGTGTTCTGCGCGTCGGCGAGCTGGAACGGCACCTGGTCGTAGGCGCGGGAGGTGAACGCGGAGACAAGCTGGCCCAAGTAGTCCTTCGTGAAGTGGAGCAGCCGGCCTTTGTACTCCACGTCACCGACGGGCAGGACGCGCTTGCGCCACAGCCGGTTGCCGAGCTCCACCGCATCGGCAGTGGTGAAAGGGGTAAGGACGGCGGCGGTCATCA